CTAACACCTAAAAAGATTTTCTCGTTTGTATTTTCGTTCATAATTTTATTCAAGTCAAATTGATTATCAGTTGTATCCCAAGCAAATTTCCTGAGAATTCGTTTACTTATGCGTTTCTTGTTCCTGCGTATCGGAGGATAGTTGCGATAACTCACTCTCGTTCCCCTGCTCAATTCCGCTATCCAATCCGTTATCGATCGTGTCATCTATCACCTCATCATCTATAAATGCGTTCAATGTATTTTCCATTTTCTTCTTGGCAGCTTTTTCTTTTTTCCTGCCGATGAAATCATCAAACGTGCTATTGTTTTGCATAAATTCAAGATAAGCATTATGGAATTCGCCAGTCTCATCATGTTCTTGAAGTTCAAACATTTCAAAGGGCATGTTCTGAATTAACTTACCTTTAATATAAGATTGTTTCTTTTCTTTGGCTATGCGTCTTAAAAATGCGTAGTAAATAATTTGTGTAAAGTAAGCGAAAGGATTGCTTGATTTAGCAGGATCAAAATTATCTATATACTGAATACAGTTTTCAATCCCATCAAGAATCATATCATCACGATACGAGTAGTTAATAAAATTCGGTTTATATGATAAGTGCGTTGCGATCTTTAAGATGCACTCGCCGATATAGTTACTAATGATTGGCTTTGGTAAACCATTCTCTTCAGCAAATTTTACTTTTTCTTTCATCTCAACGATTGCTGCGAGAAAGTCTTTATTGTTTACGTAATGAGCCATAGCATTTATTGCTTCCTTAAATTTATCAACATATCCATAGTATACCTTATATAAAGAAAAAAGGCAAACTTCATTTAACTTGCATCTTGCAGTTATTTAGATTTGCCTTTCTACTTGAACATGGGTATAATAAACCATGTGGGGTTTGATATAAGTGATTAGTGCTTAGTATCGTTTCCTTCAATGAACCAACCTTCTGGTTCATCTTTCTCCTCTACGGAGATCCCAGTAACTCCCTCGAGCATTTGTATTCTACGAATTGCTTCATCTCTAGTAATATCTCCTCCATCTCCCCAGTCCAAATNCTCAGCACGTTTCTGTGTTTGTAAAGCAGGACTCTTTTCATGTTCTTTTACAATTCGAAGATAGTGGGGGATCATTGTAGCCAACAATGGTTTTATAAAGATTACGTTTCGTTTCTCAATNTCAAAAACATTGTCACCTGTAAATTGGCAATAAGGATGAGCAGTAACGTGCTCTCTACCTTCACTTAGAACAGGTATAGTTCTGATAATCATAGGATCTAATATTTGAATATGGGTTGCGTCTTCTTGTTCAAGAATACCCATGAGTTGTTCACCAGTGCTTAGTTTCAACACTATATACGATTCGTTATTAATTAGCATAAATCAACCTCGACAAGTTTGATTTTAAACTCTTCTTCAGCGTAAGTTTTATAACGCTCTGCTGCATGATTAAGGGTATGATTCTTCCAAGACTTCCAATGTAAGTCATCAGCAAGATCAAATAAGTTACAAGTTGTTTTGCCATCTTTCAATCTTAGACCACGACCAATACTTTGCAAGTTGCGGATCTTGGATTTACTTGGCGATGCAAAAATGACATTCTCGAGAGACGGTATGTTGATGCCAGTGGAGAATGTGCCAAAACTAGCAATAATAATAGCATCGCTTTCACCTTCTGTGATATGACGAATTGCTTCTCTGTCACTTGTTTCAGTGCCTCCATAAACAAAAAATATTTTTCTTTTATCGTGAACTTTATTTTTAATAAGGTCGTAAAGAACTTTGCCGTGCTTTTCAACGTATTGAAAAAGAACAAGCGTATTACCTTTAGAATTTACTGCCAAGTTTCGGATAAACTTATTCCTTGGTTCACAAGATACAAGCCAATCCATTTCTTCTTGGTACGTGTTATTTTTTCGCCCTTTACGAATCTCTTCGTTATATTTTAGTAGCACACACATGATATTTAGTTCAGCAAGTTTCCCACTATCCATTAACTTCTTAGTTGTAGTAACCCTATGCACTGGACCAAACACACCTTCAAGAACTAATTTATGAATCTTCTTATTATCAAGTGTTCCTGTGGTACCAATACGGTACTTAATTGCATCCATCTTTTCCATAACCCCTGTAAGAGATTTGGCTTTAAATTGATGGGCTTCATCACCAAAGATAACATTGAATTGTTTGAACCATGATTTTGGTTGTAGATAAACCGACTGCCAAGTAGTAATTAAAACATCCTTGGTAATATCCTTAGTAAAACCAGAGTAGAGTTTTTGACAGTGTTCTTTTACTGGCCATTGATTTGCGCTAGAATAATCTTCAAAGTCTGTATATAATTGTTCAACTAATGACGTTGTTGGAACAATTATAATACATTTACGATTATGTTCTAGATGCCATCTAAGAATTGAATAGATAATTAACGATTTACCTGACGCTGTTGGTGATAAGAGTAATACTCGTTCATCATTGATTGCTTTATGGATTGCATCACATTGGTAGTCGCGTACTGTGATGGCTTCATTTCTTGACTGTGGATTGAGTGTTTCGACCCATCGCTCAACGTCACTGTAAACGATACTATTTTGTACGAAGTCGGTTGGGATAACATATTGTATTTCATAATGATTCCTTTCGGCAAATTCTTTAACATAATTAAGTAAACCAATATAAAGTGTTTTACGTATTACATCATATAAGCGCACCTTTCCATCCCACAACCTAGCACGAAATTGTGGTGTAAATCTAGCACCTGGATATTCATACGTGAAGAAGTCTCCTAACTCTTGCTCAATGCTTGGGTCAGAAAATATACGAACATAGACTTCATCTAACTTTTCAATTTTAATCATTACATTCCAGCGAGGAATTTCTTCCACTCAACAGCAGTTTTAATTTGCCAGTCTCTTGCTTTAATTTGACCGAGAACTGACTCAAGGAAATATATCATTGTTTCAAGATAATCAATTTTAACACGCATTATGTTTAGTTCAGTATCACCTTGTAGGAATTCATCCATCTCATTCTTGAGTGGCTTGACCCCTTGCCATTGTTGCCAATCTAGCGCAATTAATTCATCACGTGACAGTTCACCACGATACAAACGAAATTTATTTTTACGGAGGATGTTATAATCAGAACCCAACTTAGTGTGTTTGAGTTTGATGTTGACAAGTAGTTTTAAATACTTAGCGTGAAGTTTGGGAGTAGCGGTAGTGGTTTCACCAAGATAGTTATCATCTATTTGGCAATCAATATCCCACTGTTCTTGCAATTGTTCTATATTCATAATAACCTCAAAATAACATTATACTATAAATCTGCAATAAAGTCAAATTAATTATGCAAATCTATAGAGTCCGAATTTAAATGTTGCACTACCGATGAGATAGTTAACACCATCATTAGTTGAAGCAAATGTAAGAGTTTCTAAAGACGTTGGGAAACAATCAAAAAATGTAACGCTTCTAACAGGGTTGTTGTTAGAATCTAATATTTGCAGAGTAGCATCAGAGTAGTTCTTTGCAAGTTCACCGTATGCAGTTTGATCATTGGCAAGCAAAGTTGTGTATTGTTCATATGATTCTGGAAAACCCAAAGCAACAATCCAATTATAAACGATGTTATAGTTTAGCATATCCTCATCAATCAAAAACTGAATAGTTAGTGGATCATACGAAAGCGTATCTCCAGGTAATGGCTGAGTTGAGAATGGTGTGGAGAAAGTAGGCTCACCTAACATAATGCCAGGAATAACTGCTTGTTGGCAAAAGAATGTAACTCCTGGAACCTTAGATATACTAAAGTTAAAGCCATTTGGCGATAGAGGATTAAGTCCAGCTGGAATAGATATTGTCATATTATTATTTAGGAAGAAAAAAAGGGAGACCCGAAAGTCCCCCTTTAAAATACCGCTTCTATGTCGGCTTAGTAGCCAACTCGATGATTACATCAAGTTAGTAACTTTTACGCGACGGTAGTAGTAGTTCTCGTTAGCAGTTAGACCGCCAGTACCATCCAATGAAACGAATGGGTTAGCAACCATGCCATAACGAGTCTTGAAACCAATCTTTGGTTGGAAGCTGTTAGGATCAACAGCACGAACCATTTGGAGAGGTACGTATGGGCAGTAGAACAAACCAGCATCAAACGCTGACTGACCTTTGTAGCCAACAACGAAGAACTGAGTAGCAGATACGTTTGAAGTATATGGGTCAACATATACTTTGTACTTGCCATTTAGAACACCAGCGAAAGTAGTAGAAGTATCATCTACGTTCAAGTTATTCTTACCAGTCAAGCCAGAAGAATAGTCAAGAACACCAGCCATTGCTAAAGCAGAAGCAACGTCAGCTGAAGTGATGATAAAGTTACCACGACCACGACGAGTTTGTTGACCGATAGCATTGGCTTCACGTTCGATTTGGAACATTAGACCTTTGAATTTCTCAACAGACCAACGACCATTAGAGTCAACGTCAAGGTCAAAAGTACCAGCAGTAGCAGTACCAACTTGGGCACCTGGCTTTGCAGTAGTATAAACAGTACGAACAACTTCACGGTTGATCTCAGCAAGAATCTCAGTAGAGAGGATGTTGCTTAGTTCACCTTCAGCGTCAAGACCATGAACAGCTTTCAAGTCTTGTGCTAGTTCAACTGAGTATTCAGCTTTCAAAGCACGAGTCTTAGCAGTTACAGAAGTCTTTTCGATTGAGAAAGCCATTTGACCGAAAGAACCGTCACCAGTTCCACCTTGGCCAAGACGCTCAGCTGCAGAAGTAGCCAAGCCAGAACCAGTAGTGTCTGAACCAGCAAAAGCTGCAGCACCAGAGTGAGTACCAGTACCAGCGAAGTCTGTATCAGCTTCGTTGAACAACGCTTCAGTACCACCTTGAGTGCTGTAACGTGATTTCATCGCGAAGATCAAACCAGTTGGCTGAGTCATTGGTTGTACGCCAGCGATATCATAAGCGATAAGTTGTGGCATTGCACGACGAACCAAGCTGATCAATACTGGGTCAAACTTAGCGATACCGCCAGTGTCACCGTATGAACCAACAGAGTTAGTTGGAGCAGTTTCGAATAGGGCTTCTTGTTGCTTGCCCATTTCGCGTTCTTGGTTTTCTAGAAGAACAGCAGTTACTTCACGCTTGTAAGCGGATTCGATTGGAGCAGAGCCTTCGTGATTTAACACTGGTGCCCATTTTTCCATTAATTGTTTGCGATCCATTTTGGATTTCCTTTAAATTAAAATTTATTTATTGTTGAGAGCTGATACGTAAGCAGACATTTTAGGATCTACTTTCTTTGAGCCAGCTTCAGTAATTACTTCAACTGGAGTATCAGTTACAACAGATGTTACACCTGATGTAGTTTTAGTAGTGAAATAAGATTCACGTAAAGTCTTGACTTTAGTTTCATAAGTTTCAGCATCATCGAAAGTTACTTCAGCAACTAGACCAGCAAACTTTTCAGCTTCTGTATCAGTCAAGCCTTCGCTAACTGTCTTAACGATTTCATTACGCTTTGCTTCGTTAACTGATTTAGTCAACTCAACATTGGCAGCAACTTGCTCGTCAATCTTAGATTTAAGATCACTAATGTGTTCTTCCATTTCGCCAAGTAGGTCATACTTTTCTTCTGGAACATCAATATAGTGTTCTTCGAATAGTCCTTTCAGACCATCAACGAAACTTTCTAATATATCAGACTTAATACCACGCTCAAGGGCGATTTCATTCTGTGTCATCCACTGCTCAGCAATATAGCCGAGGTATCCATCAACTTGTTCAACAATACCCTCAATTTCTTCAGCAACAGTAGTAGCTACTTTTGCTTCGAACTCTTCTTCTAAACGAGTAACTTCAGCAGTTACACGGGACATAACAGCAGCTTCGAAAATCGTAGCAGCTTTAGTCTTGAATTCTTCAGACAGATCATCAGCGCCAAACATAGCGTCTAGATCTTCTTTCATACCTTTGATAGCATCACCTTTGCGGACAACAGCTTGGTCGCCAGCTTCTGCGCTGCTGTTAGCTGGGTTAGACTTTTTAGAAGTACCACCCTCAGCTTCTTTTTCATTGTCCACGTTATTGCGTGCATTATCTGGGTTTGGTGTTTCACCACCATTTGGAACTGCATTACCTTGGCGAATAACAGCTTGGTCGCCAGCTTCTGCATTTTCTTTAGTAGATTTACTACCACCTTCGGCACCTGCTAACTTGGCTTCGTCTAATTGTTTCTTTTTAGACTCAGCTAAAATTTCAGCGATTTTTTGTTCGATTGACATCTATGTTCTCCTAACTGGATAGTTCTATGATTTATTTATATTTTATCTGATTTTACTCAGAAAGTGTTGGAAAGCCTGTATCTTTGCTTCCTCTAGATTTCTAGAAGAAGTTTTCTTAATGAAAGATCTTACCTCTTCAATATTTTGCTCCACAAACTTTCCATCAACAAATGTCCATTCCTTACCTTCCATAATCCCACGTACATAAGCATCGGGGGCTGAAGGGTCGGCGACGATATCTGCTGCAGTAGACAGCATGAAATCATCCTGAACAATTTGAACACCTTCGTTGTTAGTCTTAAGTGAACCCATTGCTCTTGAAGACACACCAAGGTTAGCGCCACCTTCTAAAAGACCTTTAGCGATTTGACCCATTGGAGTATCTAAAATCTTGGCACGACCAATATAGTTCGTACCTTCTTTACGCAGAGANGTAATCATATGTGATACGCGATCAAGGTTAATACCTGGACCTTCTGGATGACCCAGTTCACCGTATGCACGATTCATTTCAACTGCTTCTTTTAAATAACGACCGACCTCACGATCCATTGTACTTTCTTTGTACATACGACCATTGCGGTTAGTAATTTCTGATTGAAGAAAAATACCTTCAATAAAGTATTGTTTTGGTTTGCCTAGTTTTTCTTCAACGATTACGTTAGTAGTGTCGTAGACTTCTCTAATTAGTTTCATAGTTAGACCTTATCTGGAGAACCACTAACAGTGGTAGAAGCACCAACACGAGTAACGTCGTCGTAAGCGCCATAAGTAGCGTCTTCAACTTTAGTAGCCCAACCAGCAAGTTTACGTAGAACTAGATAACCAGTTGACGCAGCACCTGTTGTGGTGATAACAATGTTAGAAGTATTCTGGATGTTATCGCTAATATGATTTTGTGTTAAGTCTAACACTATTGCGTTTTCTGGCGCAGCTGCTAAAACTGTAACACTGTTTCTTACAACTGTAACACCAGAAGTTAGCAAACCTGTTGCAATAAACTTAACAATGTTTACTGTTGGAGTTTCAGAATTACGTGCTTGGGTAGAAGCAGTTAGTGTAGAGATATCAATAGTTGCGGCAGTGTCAGTTGAACTACCTTCATACTTAATGATAGTCTCTAAGTTTGTATTTCTAATTATTGTGGTTCTAGTGGCAGCCATTTTATTCCTCTATTTGTTCAAGCACATGAAAGAAGTTCTCTTTTGACTCTCTCATATACTCGATAATCTCTATTTGATTACCTAATAACTTATTTAGGATATCTTGCGTATCTTCGTTTATTGCAACGGTAGAACTATCAGCAAGCACATAGTGAAGTTTACCTTCAACAACTCTATCAAGTTTATTCAATGAACGAATTTTTTGTACGACTGGATCAAGACTAAAAATATTAGAAGAAGCAAGTTCTACGTATGACTCTATTAATGTATCAGTAACTTTAATATCGTGATATTCTTTAATAATACTAGCCACAGTGTTTTCCGAAATTTCTTGGTATGTATCTTTTGTAATCTTATCGGCTAGTTGGTGCGTATCGTAATCTTCTTTAATATAATTTCTTGCTTCTTCAATCGTTTTAAATTCAGTATTTAAACCATTGATCAAAATCTTACCTTCTTCAGTCAATTCGATTAACTGAAGATAGGATCTAACACTTTCAGCAATGTTAGACTTTCTTAAAGAAGACTTTAATTCGTAGTATTTCATTCTTCTTCGGCTGTTGGTTCTTCTTGTTTAAACATTGTTTGTGCAACATTAGTGCGCATATCTTCTAAACGATCAGAAATCTTTTCTGCCATAGCAGCGTTAAACTCAGTTTCAATACCTGTAGCATCTTTGTTAATAATTGCTGCTACTAAATCTAATGTACTCATAATATCTCCTTATTGACCATTTGGTTTTGGCGCATCAGCAGTTGGTGCTTCAGTAGCCTGAGGTGCATTTGCTTGTAGATAGTTCTGTTGAGCAGCTTGCGTAACACCAGCTAGAACACCTGTGCGCTCGGCATCATTTTGGTGTTCTTTCTCATCACTATCCATTTGCTCTTGCATCTCATTAATTTCATCTTCAGTAAGTTGAAGAACATTTTTACGAACCCAATCCATAGAGTAGAATCTACCTAGATATGGTTCAATCATTTGTAAGGTATTAACACGACCCAACAAAATCTCATTATCCTTTAACTCAGCATAATGATTGTCTTCAACATAATTATAACGAATGTCTTGTTTAATTAAGTCCCACTCTTCTGGGCGAATAATATTTTTAGCTACTAACTGAACATATAATGCGTCAGTAAATATTGTAGAAAACTTAGTGCGAAGTCTTACAATAAACTTATTGAACTTAACTTCATCACGACTAATTTCTTGAGCACGTCCAATACTAAAACCACCATCTTGTTGTAGGCGACCGATTGGTACATTTAATGCACGATATAGTTTCTGTTGGAAGTATTCAATGTCTTGGATCTCACCAAGATTTTGTCCACCTGGAAGTGTGGTAATTTCAGTACCCTTACCACCTTCACGACGTGGCATCCAGAAGTCTTCCATCATTGACAAGTGGCGACGGTCATCACGAACCTCGCCTGTCGTTGCATCATAAACAATCTTGTTACGGAACTTGTTCATAATATCGTTAACGTATTGCTCAGCCTTCAGCTTTGGAAGGTTACCCACGTCAACATAAAAAATTCTGCGTTCAGGAGCACGAGAGATACGATAGATTACTAGTGAATCTTCAATCATCTTTAACTGGTTGGTTGGCTTAATCGCTTTGTGCAAATAAGACATCATCATACCAGTATTAGCATCCAAGAAACCAGATGGAGCATAAACAACTGAATCTAAAGATAACTTAACACCTTGTGTTGTTTGCTCAGTAATACCTTTGTCATTGTAAAGATAGTATTCTTGTACTTCTTTAACAACCTCAACACCTTGAGGAGTTCTTGACTTAACTACATTTTTAATCCTACGAATCTTACGTGGATCAATGTAGCGTAACTCAACAATTCCTTGCTTTAAATTCTTATCATCTAATAGTACATGATAGTAAACACGACCATCAACATACCAAGAACGGAAAATCTCATGACCACGTTCAGCAAACTCTAACAGTTTTAATACTGCATCAAACTCAGCACGAATTTTTTTCTTGATAGCATCAGAAACTTCAACGTCATCTAGATTAATAGTAACTGTTTGGTCTTCTTCATCGTATACAATTGCTTCGCTAACGATATCTTCAATGGCACTATCACAATCACTGTAAGTGGCAACTTCACGATAACGACGGATTAGGTCGTTTTCGTTTTTAATAACACCATCTAGATCCATGACCATACCGTAGTAACCACCAGCATTTACGCCAGTGTTAACTACGGTCGATCCATCTTGCGGATTAGGAGCAACAATACTGTCTAACTCCTTCTCCTTCTTGCGCAATATCTCAAATCCAAATAACTGCATTATATAAAACCCTCAGGTTGTTTAATATTAAAGTGGGAANCTACCAACTGGAGTATCAATAGAAACATTAACTCCAAATCCAGCAGCAGCACCAGTAGCAGATGTAAAGAAGTTGTATTGGAACTCTACATCGAACTGTTCAATAGCATTTTGTTGTTCGTAATCTAAACCGATTGCAGAAACAGTAGTTGGGAAAGCATCAACAAACTTATAAGTCTTGATGATTGAACCACTACGATCTAATTGGTGAACTTGCAAGTCAACTTGGTAGTCTTCAGGATTAACACGACCAGAAGTAGTGTCATAGTTCTGAATACCAGATTGCCATTGCTCTAGTGCATTACGGATACCAAAAGTAGTATCGTTGTAAATAGTCACAGTCCATGGTTGGAAAGTACGTTCACCAGCAAAGTTAACAGGACGACCACGATAAAGAACACCAATGTTCTCAATAGTGGAAGCAGGTAACTGAGCAGCTTTACACAAGAACTGTGCACGCTGACCAGCTACTGGACCTAGTGTAACATATGTTGGGAATGTTAACTCAACACGGAATTGATTTGGGCGAGCACCACCACCCAACATCTGCGCTTTAAAATCAGCAATATTTGCCATTTATAATTCTCCTTAATTCTTTCTATATTTATCTATTATTAAGCACCGATTTCAGTAAAGCTGATAGAAGAACGAGCAGCGATAAAGTTCAGAGTAATAAAGTTAATAGAACGATTTGGTTTAACGAAGATGTCAGCAACGAAGTTATTAGAATCAATAACATCACCAGTATTGTTAGTGCCATCACAAACAACTTTGAAGTCAGTGATACCACGACGACCTTGTACATTACGTAAGAATGGTTCTACTAGGTTACGGAACTGGGCTTGAGTAAAGCTGTCGTTGAATTCAAACAACTGGAACTTAGCAGCAGTAGCAATTGCTTTTTCCATAACGATAAACAAGCGACGCACGTTAATACGATCGAAAGCAGATGGTTTGGCAAGCAATGTCTTATCACCGAATAACACAGTACCCTCACCTGGGAAAGTAACAACTGGGTTAACACCAGCTTGATACAGAACATCACGATCTGCTTTAGTTGGGTTGATAGCCAATTTAACTACGTTCTTGATTTGACCACGATTCAAACCACCTGGAGAGAACCAAGGATCGTTAGTGTTATCAGTACGAGCACAAAGACCAGCAACGTCACCATTTAGAGGAACGAAACGATATACGTCATTGTAACGATCATACTGGTATTTATAACCAGAATCCATTACAGCGTATGAAGTGCTTGGTAGCGCATCACGGTATGCTTTGATAGCAGTAGTAGCTGTAGAACCAGCGCCAGTAATAACTTCACCAGTACTAGTATTCTGTGGAGATACAAACGCTACGCAGTCAAGACGAACATCACAGATGTTAGAAATAACATAGTTAGCAACAGTTGTTGTTGCAGCGCCAACTGGAATCAAAGAGATATCGTAAGTAGCATCATCAGCAAACAATGCCCATGCGTTCATTGTATTAGCATCAGAAACTGCTAGATCGTCAACACCACCAGATAGTGAGCGAGCAATTGGAGCAGTTAAGTTAGCAAAAGTCTTTGCTGCAGCAGTAGTTCCCCAGTTGGTACCTTCAGTTGGATGATCCATCCAGTAAACATACGCAGAGTCAGTGTTAAGCACATTCTTGTAATAGTTAGTTGAACCATTAGAAGTCTTAGCATCTGATGCTTTAGAAAGATACGCATACTTTTCTAACACAGTATTTGGTGTACCAGTCCACAGACCATCTTCATCGATAACGATTACGTGAACTTCATCTAGAGTACCACCAACGCTAGTAGCGAAAGTAGAAGTACCTGGAGCAGTATTAAAGTTATCTTTGTAAGTCCAAGTAGAGTAACCTACTGAGTCACAGATAGAAACTTTTAGAGAGTTACCTAGAGCACCTGGATACTTAGCAGCAAATTCACCAACAGTGCCAGCACCATTAGCAAAAGAAGCGATATAGTCAGTGCTATTATTGATCTTAACACCACCAGTTGTAATGGCAGCAGTAAACGTAGCACCGCTACCTGCACCGCCAGAAATAGTAACTGTAGGAGCAGAAGTGTAACCAGTACCAGCATTGGTAATAGTTAAAGTAGTAACTGTAGAAGCAGCAATAGTAACTGAACCGATAGTAGCACCAGTACCAGAACCTACGTTACCAATAGTAGCAGTAGGAGCAGAAGTGTAACCTGAACCAGCAGTAACAATAACCACAGCAGTAATTACACCGCTAGAAACTGTAAGTGTACCAGTAGCAGTAACACCACCAGCAACCTGAGGTGCGCTAAAAGTAATAGTTGGAGTTGTGTAACCAGTACCACCAGCAGAAACAGTTGCTGCAGTAACAGCACCGCCAGAAATAGCAACAGTACCAGTGGCATTAATACCACCAGCAACATCAGGTGCGCTAAAAGTTGCTGTTGGAGCTGATGTATAACCAGATCCAGGAGCAGTTCTAGTAACAGAAGTAACAGTACCTGATAGAGAAGCTACAGCGTTTCGTGCACCAACAGCGTCAGCACGAGCAACTAATAGTGCATTAGTATAAGATAGGAAGTTTGCTGCAGTAAAGAAAGATTTAAAGTTTCCGTCAACTGGCTTACCGAAGATAGAAACGAGTTCATTCTCTGAGGTAACCTGAGTTGGGGACATAACTGGACCCCATTGGAAAGCACCAGCAAAAGCACCACGACTAGTAGATACTGCTGGAACGATCGCTGAAAAATCTTTTTCTACGACTGCAACGCCTGGAGATAATTGGAAAGGCATTGTAATTCTCCTTGTTAATAAGTTTTACTTTTAGACAGAAATCTTGTCTACCATTTATTTAGTTTTTCTTGGTTTTCTCAAAAATTCAATGGTTCTTTATCGCCATTTCCATCATCATAGAACCCAAAAGGAGTAAGTTCATCCTCAATTGCTTGAATCTGTTTTTCATACATAATAGTTCTTAGGTTTATGTTATTTAGGTCTTTAAAATATGGCTGAGTTGTCAACCAACCGAAAAGAACTAATGGCATAACCAAGTCATCATGGTACCCCTCATCCGCTTCATAGGATCCTTTTTTCTCAATAAAAGTAGAGATTTCAGAGATCGTATCCGCATCAGTGATTAATAATTTATTTTCTTCGACTAAAGACTTAAAGTTGTGACACCCAATTCGTTTAATCTTCTTATCGGTATTGACACCCAGTTGAGTTTTACCTCCACCAAAACCAGCACCGACATACTGCCCATTTGTTTGACGATTGACGAACAGAATATTCTCGTACTCTAGTTCGTTATACAAGATATGGGCAACTTGTTCGCTTACGTTTATCTCTAGTAAGAGATACGCTTCATTATATTCTTTGCCTATTTTGTATAAGACATTAGGATATAACAAAGGACTAATGTTATTGCTTCTATATTTTGCAACAACACGATATGGAGACTCAGTAATATCAATCACTTGGAATGCTGAATAGTCACCACCAACACCTTTGGCCACGTCAGCCACTAAACAATACGTATGTCCAGCGGATGGTCTGACGTAAACATCTAATCCATCTTTCTCGTGGATTCTTGGATCTATTGGCATCTTAGCAATAACGTCTGCGGAAATTAAAGTTAAACTAGAACCAAGGAATTTACACGCAACCTCTTGGTTATATTTAAGTTCACCAAGCATTGCTTTCTGTTCAGCTGCCCACTTCTCGTCACGACCTGGGATTTCCCAATAAGGAATGAACAATGGCGTAAATCCATTACGACCATTTTCAGCATCATTCCAGAATTTCCAGAAGTGATTATATCCAAGTGGTGTAGAACTTAGTAGAATCTTTGTAGTTTCACCAGCAGAAATAGTTGGGTAAACTGAAGTAAAGAATTCTTCTGCTACGTTATTTGGAATAATTGCAGCTTCGTCAACGTATAACATATTAACAGACTTACCACGAATACCAGAAGTAGATGTGGCAGCAGTGAAAACTTTAGAACCATTTTCTAATTCAATGTCACCTTTGTTCCAAGTAGTGACACCTTGTTGCATCCATAGTGGAAGCAACTCGTACATAGTTTGATAACGATCTAATACTTCTCTTGCAGCAGTTGCTTTATTTGCCAAGATCGCTACGGTTTTACTCGCTTGGAATAAAGTATACCATAAGATATATGCGGCAGAAGTAGTTGTCTTACCTTGTTGACGACCTTCCATAAGAATGATACGTCTGTTATTATGCATAACATGTAACTTATTCTTCTGACAATCATATAACTTAAACAGCTGTAAACCATGATCAAGAGTAACAATATAACAATAATTTTCAATAAAGTAAATATAATCTTGGGAACACTTTATATACTCTTGGATGTTCTCTGGAGTAAAATCAACAACAACACCAGCAGCTTTTAAGTTCGAATTCGAATTATATATTTCAGCCAATTATAATCCTTCGCCAGACCACTGTTCCGAAGTAACTGTTGCGGTTGTAATATTACCCGTAGCAACATATACTCTGTTTGCACCAGTTGATTCATTTTGCCCGATGTTGGCATTAACTTCAGTAATAATACCTTGATCAGAAACTGGACCAAATAAGTTAAGTTTCATTTGGAAATTTAATGTATGAGTAACGAACCTTCTATCTTGAAAATTACCATCATACTCATCAACAACACTTACGCTCTCTAGGATAATAGGAACGTCCATTGTAATTCCCATCGAAGGAACTACGTTAACTGCCAAAGTATATTCTGGAGTAAACGTAGGTAGGATTTGTTCAATAATTTGTAGACCATCTTCTTGAGTTTTTGTCAAGATATAAAGCGATATATCCACATTATATGGAACTGGTGTATACACAGTTGGCTTTGTGCTGTTAGATACATCAGTTTTAATTTGTTGCATGCGATTCAACTTACGAGAAGAATCATATGCGTAACTATTAATTTCAAAAGACATTCTTGGTAACGTAACCATAGTTACATTATTTTCTACATCAGGTTGCTGCTCTAAACGAACTAACCATTTTTCTTTTGGTGCATAAGAAAGTGGAACTTGTAAACGCTGAATAGTAGTACCAGCAACAGAGTCGCCTTGTTTACGATCAATATAAATGTCACTGAATAAACGACCGAAAGCCACAATGGCTTTTCTTATAGAACCATGGTAATAAACATTTCCATTAAGCATTGTTTATTTCTCCGAATGGATTCTGATCATCAAAGTTAATAACACCAGTAGCTGCATCTTTGAAAGAATCATTTTCGCCAAAGCCATCAGAGGATTTCTTAATATCAATATCAAGAGTAGTTGTTGCTGCAGCACCAGTACCACCACCACCAGTAAAACTAACAACTGGAGCAGTTTGATAGCCAGTACCTTGATTAGTAATAGTTACACCAGTAATCTTATTAAGATTAGTTCCAGATGTTCCTCTAATTGCTGTTGCAGTAGCACCGATACCAGTAGAACTTATAAGGGTAACTGTTGGAACAGAAGTATATCCTGTGCCACTATTTGTCATTGTAATGGTTGCCACTCTACCGTGAATATTTCTAGTTGTATTAGTACTGAATGTTTTAAGAGATTCAAACGTATCAATCTCAGCGATACCAGTATCGATTCTTTCTGAAGAGTACTGGAATAGTTCAACTTGAAGTTTGTAAACATATAGTTTGCCAAGTTGATAGAATGGGTCTTGATGTTGAACGAATTTAAGTTCAAACAAACTACCAGTCAGTGGAAAGTAAATTAAGTCACCTTCGTTTGGACGAGAAGGTATTTGAGTTTGACCATAACGACCAACTAATTGTTCCCAACGTCTACGAGCAACTACCAGAGTTGCAGACTGTTCAATCATTAAACCAAACTTCTGAATAAACGCACCTTGTCCACCAAACGAGTCTACGTTCTCAAAGTACATCTCAATAGGAAATGCAGTTTTAAATTGAGAAAGGCGATCTTCACCGAGAACATTATCCTTAGATACTAAGGATCTTGGAATGTAGAATATTTCATTACCATAAATCTTTAGAGATTCAATGATAATATCTTCAATCAGGTGCTGTTCGTTTTTAGTTCCCTGAGAAAAATATACATTTGTTGTTGACATTTTATCCTAAGAAGAATTCTAGAGGAGCAGATTTATTTTGCAGTTCGTCTTCTAAGATTTGAATTTCAGTCATGGCTTCAGCATATAACTTATCGCCATCTAATGTTACGCCACCTGGAAGTTGTAGACCTGTAAATTTCTTTAGGTTAGTACCCCATTGACGTTTGAATTGAGCAACAGTATAACGCTTGATCCAATTCTCATTCCATACCTTTGAGAACTCAGCTGGATCTAAAGCACGATATGCGTAGACAATAATGTAATCACCGAATGATACATCGGATTGCCAGTTAATATCTAGATACAAACGATTTTGTAAACGATTGAAACGATACAGTGTATGACCATTTAACTCTAAGTCTAATAAAGCCAAATGACCCATAACAGTTTTAAAATAAATGATTGATGTAGAAGTTAAATCATACAAATCATTTAAGCGTAATTGATACTGTAAGTCGAAGATATTCTTTGAAGAAGATGCTTGACCAATACTCTGAACTTTAGTGACACCATAAACAGCGTCAGGGATATCTACATATTTCTTATCGTACTCACCAAGAACGCAAGGAGTACCTGAACCAAGAGTTGCAGTAAGTGCGCCACTGGTAATAGTTTCACCAGCAACAAAAGTGCCAACTACGTTCTTAACAATTAAAGTATTACCAGAAGAAATTGTATCATTTTCTCTAGTAACAGTTGCTGTTGCGCCAGAAGTAGCGCCAACGACAGGTTGTTCTAAATTAAAAGAAGCAGCATTACCCGTGGTAATAGTTAGTCTAGATGCTTTAATTTGACACTTAAGATAAATCTGTTCAATACCCTCGTAGTGGTATAGACGCCAGTAATCTAGAACCTGATCAATACGATCTTCTAACTGATCATCATCTACGTTGATCTCCAAAACTGGAGCACCTAGATCTCTGAGGCAGTATTGCTTTAGACTCTCTCTACTTGTTGGGATTGCCATTTAATTATACCTTGAATAGAGTACACTCACCCTTGATTGTAGAAGTTCCACTTGCCGCAGTAGCGAGAATACGAACATTACCACCACTAATATCTGCAGTAAATGTAGTAGCTGTATTGGCAGTTTGAATATCTAAACCAACCAAATAATTTTCAGATATAGTTACTGTGGTACCATTATGCACAAACATTAAACGACAGATTCTATATGATGTACTATTAACAACTTGCATCTCAATAACACCAGAGCGATACGTAGAAGCAGAAACAGCCAGAATAGAAGTTGCAGTTGTGCTAGAAGTAGTTCCAGTAAACAATCTGCGTGTTGCTATATCATCCTCAAGTCTCCAACCAGTAGCTGCATTCCAATCAATAACTTTATCAGTAGCACCTTTAAGGGTAATACCACCGCCAGCAGCAGTAGTATCAGTAGGAGAAGCAACAGAACCTAATTCAATATTCTTATCATCAACAGTTAAAGTTACTGAATTAATAGTAGTAGTTGTTCCATCAACAGTTAAGTTACCAGCAATAGTAACACCAGCATTAGTAATACCCATTGCTTTCTGAGCAGCATTACCAGCACTATTTTCAACAAAGAATTCTAGTTCACCATTAGAAGCACCAGCAGAAGTTTCTGCTTGGATATATGTAAACTTATCAACAGAAGATACACCACCAAGTGAAGACCAAGAGCCTGAGGAATAACCTTCGAAACCAACTAACGTAGAGTTGTAACGAATCATACCAACAGCAGGGGAAGCTGGACGTTGAGCAGTAGTACCATTTGGAATTGTCCAATGGCTAGTACCAGTGGCTGCAAGAATGTTTAATCCAGCCAAAGAAGTAGCAGTTGCGCCAAGAGCAATAGCAGTAGAACCGACAGTAACTTGACCAGCTGCCCAAGTAGGAGAATAACCAGCACCAGCTGATTGTAAAAATGTACCAGCTGCGCCAGCAGTAATGAATGCAGATAAGTTAGTATCTGATTGAATAACCAACTGACCAGCAGAACCACCAGCAATGTTAGTAGCAGTTGTAGCAACAGTAGCAGTACCAGTAGTTAATGACGCAGCATTAACCCAAACTGGAGAACCTGTACCACCAGAAATTAAAACCTGACCAGAAGTACCAGCAGCAGAAAGACCAAAACCAGAAGCTCCAGAATAAGCAACAGCACCAGGAACGCCAGTTAATGAAGAACCAGTACCACCATATGCTAAAGCAACTGCAGTACCAGTCCACACAGAACCAGTACTAAAAGTTTTATTAAGCGCAGTTTGAGCAGTAGTGGTGTTCATCATAATGGCTGCACCGCCACCAGTCACACCATCGTGAAGTCGAATTGTTTTTACATCAGTGTCGACAGAAAACTCACCATTCGCTCCAGTAAACGCATTGTTCTGGGTAGTAGTTCCTCGTCTAAATTGTACTTGGGTTGCCATTTTGAATTTCCTCTATTTTTGTATATTTATGCTTGCGCTTCTGACCAGAATAAGTTAATGTTACATGTTGCGCTTGATCCAGAAAGATTTCTAACAACAATTGCTAACACGTCTGGACCATCAGGATAGTTAGAATAACCACCAATAGCAGAGTTAGTTAATTCTTTTAACTTACCTAAGTCAATTTCAGCGAAGCCGTTAATCTGTGCAAGGGTTGAAAAGTTTTGTTCACCTGGAGTTGCTGCTGTTGAATTGCTTGTTGAGATTTGAGCAAATGAAGGTTGAGATCCAAGAGCAGAAGTGTTAACAGAAGTCCAAGTTAGTGATGATGCGTCAATATTTCCTGGATTTAGGATACCATAAACCTGCACGTTTTGTGTAGCAGTAATCTGTAACTTCTGCAGTAGCAATTGTGATCGGTTAATTAAGTCGCGATCTCCGAAAGCACCAGCAATTGAGTTTGATACAGATGGAGCCAATCTTAAAAAGAATACTGTCTTAGATTGACTGCCAGTAAATGCTTGGTTTACTGCAGCATAGTTAAAGAAATAACCACGATCTTCATCAAAGCCACCATCCATAATATAAGAAGAACCCCAGTGGTTAACAATAGGTGCACAAGTACAAGTAATTAAAGTTACCGCATTAAATCCATTACCAATAGCATGACTTGCTGCTGCGCCACCAGAGAATGTCTTATTAGAACCACCGACGAACATTTGGAAAGATGCACCACGAGTACATCCAGTTAGAGTATTACTTGTTTTACCAGTGTAGTTGATATATTCGTTATCAATAAGAATAGTACCACCAGTAGCTGGGAAACGAGAAGCATCGTGCAATACAACTGACGTAACAGAACTATTCATTGCAGTTGCTAAACGATCTCGGGCGGACTCATTAATTGCTTGATAACGAACTGCACTGTTACCAGTACGCATATACGCTTCATCGTTTACGTTGTTTTGTTTCATACGGTGGACAGGAATCATATTGCCATCTGGACCACGAAGCATAAAGTCAATAAATCCAGCACCATACCAAGAGAACGAGATACCTAACATTTGCATTTTGTTTAGGTTAACTGCATATCCAGAAATACCAGTGCCATCGATCTTGTCAAAGTTAAACTGTGATTGAGGGATACGCTGATCAATAACATGCGCAATTTTAATACCTGATGAGTTATTAACACCACGATACTCTGGGTTAATTGTCATAGAAGTATCATGGTCAATAGAACCAACACGATACGTCATACCACGAATAACAATACTATCGCCCATTTTTAATTGTTGCGTGAAACGAGTTCCTGTACCAGTAATTTGTTGCGATCCAGCAGTAACAGAAATAAATCCTGACAGCTGATAAGTTGCTGAACGCTTAACGACTGCTAATTCTTGTCCATCAAATTCCCAGAATAATCCGTTCTGATCATCAAAAGCACCAACACGAGTTGAAGCACCGATCCAGTTTTTAACAGTTACACGTGGAAGATTAGTAATAACAGCAGAAGTAGAACCCAGTACACTATTAGCAGATACTGTAAATTCGGATTCGTTAACAATAGAAACTACACCATATGTGCCGTTGTAACCAGAGGTAACAACACCTGCAATTTCAACAGTACAACCAGCTTGTAAACCATGGTCAACTTCAGTTGACACGGTAATAGTTGATCCAATAGTAGTTGATGTAGCAGAAATTTGGTCAAGGTTTAGAACTGGGTTAAACAAAACACCAGAAGTCCAAAGAATACCTTTACCTGATTGGTAACGCATATACTTTTTAGTTTGACGAGCAACAGAAGCACCATGAGAAGGAAGGAATGTTCCAAGGTTAACACCACCATCAAATGGTCTGTGTTGAACGAACGCATCAGAACGAGTATAAGTTGAAGCTACGATAGATGCGTTTGCTACTGCGCCACCAACTCGAGCAGTAAAAGTAAACGTAGTTGGAGAAGGAACAGTTTCAACGAAGAAGTTACCACCCATTAAATTGTGGTTTGTTCCAACAGAAGTAACTACGTTAACAATAGGAGATCCAGCAATCAAACCATGATTGGATGAACATGTTACAGTAATAATAGAAGGAGATGCAGCATTAGATGTATAGCCAGTTACTGGTAAAGAAGAACCAGCATAAAAACCACCACGACGTGCGTAAGTAGATTGATTAAAAACAGAAGTTCCATTAGCCCCTACAATACCTTTAGCGAAATAAGTAAACGTAGTTGAAGATGGAACCGTATTAATAACGAACGCACCTTCTGAACGAGAAGCTGTTGCAACACCTGAACAGCCGAAAATAATAACTGGAGTAGAAACAGCAAGTCCGTGATCTTGAGAACAAGTAACTGTCATAATAGATGGGTTACCACCATCTGAAGTAATATTAGTGATAAACAAATCAAGACCTGGCTTTTCGTAGATACCTGGAATACCACGGATATCTGAATAGTTCTGCCATTTAGTTGGCTGTAAACCATATTCAAAGTCAGCGTCAATTAGTGATTGTGGATTAGCAACACGTTGGCGTTCAATAGCATCAACACCAAATCCATATGGACGAACAATATTACCAATATACTTTGGGGCATCAGAGTAAATAGCAAGTTTATCGCTTGCTAACATTTCAGAAGTATTAGCAGCAAAAGTTACAGTAGTTACACCTACCTGCTCAGAGTACTGCGCAGTACCACCCATAAAAGTAGTATCTAATGGGTCGTACGAAATTGTACCATTCTTTGTTGGGTCACCAATAGCGTAAATGTTTGTTTGCTGAGTTTTGTTCGCAATAATCAAAAGCTGAGTTAAGTCAACTTTACCAGGAAATTTAACTGTTCCTGATCCCGCTACGTTTGGTGAGAAAATATATTTTTCAACTAACTGACGTGCCATTTTATATCCTTAGAATCCGAAAATAATTGAGTAACCAAGATAATCTGATTTTACAGATTGATCTAAGTTTGATAAAGAAACAATACCATCTAATCTCAATGGTCCGAGGTCAAATGTTAGTGGTACAGAACCACCGACTGCTCCGAGGTCTTCAGTGGCAATAATATTACTATCATATACAAAGCCAAGATCTGAGGTTGCTTGAGCAGCAAAAACCGCAGAAGAACCAGAAGTACCAGTATATCCAACTTGGATACCACCACTGGTATTAGTAATCTGAATAAACGAACCAGCAGTAATTCGGTTCATGGTAAATCCGTTTGAGGAATTACCGATTAAAATTTGACCAATCTCTGGTAGAACAGTTTGTCCAGTACCACCCTGAGCAATACCTAATTGAGTAGTCAGAGTTAAAGAACTTAGTGTTGTTGCGCCAGCACTTAGTGTACCAGTTAAAGCAGTATTACCAGTAACACCTAATGTTCCACCAATAGTTGTATTACCAGTAATCCCCATAGTTGAGGAGAATGTACCAGTTGTGCCAGTAATTCCAGCTGCAACAATATTTGCAAGGGTGCCAGTAATTACTTCAGAAGTATTGGTAGTGTTTAATAAGAAACGAATATCACCAGTTGCTTGTTTGTAACCAATAAAACCATATCTGTTAGCACTAGAATAATAATTGAATTCTAGACCACGATCTTTACTATCATTAGTAGTTAATACAGCACCACCAGTACCAGTACCAATTCTAATAATTGGATCAACAATAGTAGTTACTGTTGAGTTAATTGTTTGAGTAGTACCATTAAGTGTAATATTTCCAGTTACAGTTAATGATCCACTAATGGTAGTATTACCAGTAACACCAAGAGTGCCACCGATAGTTGTGTTGCCAGTAACACCTAATGTTCCACCGACAGTTGCATTGCCAGTTAGTGCTAGTGTTGCACCAGTAAAACCACCTTCGCCAAGAGCAAGACTGGAACCTAAGATTACGTTTGTTAGATTCGCACGAGCAGTCTGATGACCACCAGCAGAAGAACCATCATGAACACGCAACGAATTATTAGTTGTGTCAAGTGTAAGTTCTCCCGCAGCACCAGTAAAGGTGTTATGTTGGGTAGCTGTACCACGTCTAACTTGTAATTGAATTGCCATGTATTATTCTCTTATACGATTGAACCGTGATCTTGCAAGGTCATAACTGTTTCAGTGATATATCCAAAATCATAGGGGACAACACCTGCAGCAGTAGATCCGCTGGCACCGATAACATCTACAGTACCATCTCCTGCAATTTGTAAACCACTACCAATTTTAATACCGCCAAGTACTGAGGATGATGCGATTGGAAGAGTATAACTTCCACCGCCACCACCAGCCGATGCTGCCCACTGAATACCAGATCCAGTAGATGTTAAAACATATCCACTTGTACCAGTACTACCACCAGCAGTTAATGAACCAGTAATTACTGGACTATTTAGTGTTTTATTAGTTAGTGTTTGGGAGCCAGTTAAAGTTGTTACAACTGAAGTATCTACAGAAATAGTGCCAGTTGTAGTGATTGCACTGCCAGTAGAACTTGTTAAACCAGTTCCAGCTGAAATAGAAGTTACTGTTCCAGAACCACCGCCAGAAGCAGTAGAACTAATAACACCATCAGTAATAGTTATGGTTGTTCCATCAACTTTAACAGCACCAAGTGCACCAGTAGTTGCAGTGGGTAATCTAGCTGCAGCGATAGTGCCAGTAAGGTTACTTGCAGCTAAAGCACCAGAGAGAGTAGTGGCACTAAATGTTCCAGTCAACGCTAAAGTGGTTGTACCAGAATTCCAGTTTAAAGCAGTAAGTGGGCTAACAGCAGTAGTTGAACTTGCGTAATATGTTAGATTACCAGAAGTACCACTATTAACAGTTCCTGAACCACCGCCACCGCCACCACTTGAACTGATAATACCAGTGGCAGAATCAATAGTGATAGAAGTTCCATCAACACGAACTGCACCAAGATTAGCTGTAGACGCTTTTGGTAAGTTAGCGGATTGAATAGTTCCAACGATGTTACCAGCAGCAACAGAACCAGCTGATCCACTAATAGAACCAGTAATTTGGTTTGTTACTGTTAAATTAGTAAGTGTGCCAACAGAAGTTAAACTAGAGTTAGTTACATTGGCAGCTAGAGTTGCGCCAGTTAATTGACCAGCTGCTGCAGCGCCAACTGCAGCTACAGCAGAAATAACACCATCAGTGATAGTGATAGAAGTTCCGTCAATCTTAACACCACCAAGCGCACCAGTGGTAGCGATTGGTAATCTAGCAGCAGGTAATGTACCACTAGTAATATTTGAAGCATTAGTTGTATCAGTAGTTGCTGAAGCAGCAAGACCAGTAATTTTACTACCAGCTAAACTTGTGATAAAAGCAGGGTTAGCGTATGATACTGATGTATAGACACCATTAGTGACAGAACCAGCATTACCAGTTATAGAACCTGCAATTGGATTAGTGACAGTAAGGTCAACCAAAGTACCAACAGCAGTTAAACTTGAAGTAACTACGTTAGAAGCAAGAGTAGTTCCTGTTAATGCTAGAGCAGGTGCTTGTAAACCAGATTGAGTAACAGAAATAATACCAGTGGAAATACCAATAGTAGTATTATCAACACGCACACCACCAATCTGAGTAGAAGAAGCAGTAGCTAAACCAATAGTTCCGCTAGTATTAGTAATACCAGAAGTAGCAACTGCTGGTATAATTACACCACCAAGAGTTGTGGTAGTTGTGGCAGGTAATGTGTAAGAACTTGTGCCAGTAATTGTTAGGGTGCCAGTACCAGTATTTGTGGTAAGACTGATACCTGTTCCAGCTGCTAGAGTTAGAGTAGCAGTAGAAGAACCAGCAGTAAGAGTTGATTGACCAGCAACAGCAACAGCTGAATATATCGCAGAAGGTATTGTTGGTTTGCCAGATAGATCAGCGTACGCACCACTAAACAGATTTGGTGTACTGGTTAAATCAGAATATGAACCAGTTGTGGCTACCGTGGCAAAAGTAGGTTTTCCAGAAAGACTAGAATATGCACCATCAAAATTCGTGGAAATTGTTCCAGAAGTTACACTTAAACCACTACCAACAATTACACCACCAAGAGTAGAAGTAGTAGCTTCTGGTAAAGAATATGCAGCAGGTAGAGTCGCCCAAGCAACACCACTACCTGTTGATCTTAGATATTGATTATTAGTACCAGTGGTAGTCGAGGGAGCAGTAACCCCTATGGTATTACCCATACTATTACCATGCGGTATACAATAATATCTTAGGTCAGCTGGCGCATTACTAGCAACTGTAATAACTGTTTGTGCACCAGCAGATCCAGGAGTGCCAGTAGTTACTACACCAGTAGTATATGAGGCTCCACTACCATCTTTAAACGCAAGTTGATGACCACTATTAGAAGCTGCGCTTTGATTAAATGTGTAAACACCAGTACGAACAAAACTTAATATTGGGGTGCTTACTCCATCTATTACGAATACACTGCCAACAACAGTAACTGTGAATGTTTGAGAAACTGTAAGATTTGCAGTAAGTGTGCCTGTTAAAACTGAGTTACCAAGCGATGGCGCAGTTAGGGTTTTGTTTGTTAGGGTTTGACTTGTAGATGTATCTACAATTTGTTTACGACTACTGCCAGTACCAATTGTTAATACACCAAATCCAGAATCATAAGCAATCGAGCCTGTGTCAGTTTGAGCAGGTGATGCAGATACAGGAACTACTAATGTACCACTGGAAAGTGAAACTGTACCACCATTAATACTCGGAGTATTAAGAGTAGGACTAGTAAGGGTTTTGTTTGTTAGGGTTTGTGTTGCTGTTAGTGTAACTGTTGCAGAGTTATACGCAGCAAAGGATTGGATGACGTTATTGCTATTTTTGAAATACAGGAAGCCATCAGCATAATTTAATGCCAGCTCACCGTAATCCAAGTCAGACGTCTCTGGGGCTTTGCCCAATACAGACGACTTCTTGAGTAAGACTTTATTACTCATCCATATTCCTAAAAAGGTTAGCTGGGGATAAGAATCCCCAGTATTATACTATATTTAGTTAGTACGTACCACCATCAATTTGGAAACCATCCAACATTGATGTTGCAGCACCCGCACCGATAATATCAGTTCCAACATAAATTTTCTTAGCAACTGATAAACCACCAGACATAACAACACCAGCAGTTCCAAGTGGACCAGCTTCAGTAGTGTTAGTGAAAGTAATTAAACCAGAACCAGCAATAGTAGTACC